GTATTAGGATGAATATATGGACCTTATAAAGACCCCACGTGAAATGGCCCTAGAAAAGATCGGAGCAGCTCCGGCATCTAAAGGTCCAATCATGTCTGCAGGACAAGTTATGCTCAACAAAAGCGGCTTTGTCCCCCGATTCGCAAAAGGTGGCGATGTTAAAACTATTGAGTTAACCTCACCTAAACCTCAAGAATTGCAACATTACGTCCACAATACTCCGGATTTTAGCAAAATCGAAAAAACAATGGCTCACGCGCATGAATTAGTTAAATCGCATAAGGCCAACGCCCCCAAACATGTTTCCATTGCGATTATGTCAATGGAACCACATAAAAACCAAGAATAAATCTAATCTATGGCAAACCCACAACTTCCTATCCAATCCGGAGCTAATCTTCCTGGATTAGACCATGAGCAAGATGTTGAAAAAGCAACAATGCAAGACGAAGAGATGTCTGCCTATGAGGAAGCCCTCGGTTTAGATCCCGGTGAAGTAGAACAAGAAGTGATTGAGTTAGACGATGGCTCTGTTATCATTAACTTTCAAGAAAAACAAGGCCCCCGTAAAAATCCTGAGTTCTATGAGAACTTAGCAGAGGTATTTGATGAAGACGTCCTTAGTTTATTGGCTAACGATTATTTAGACCTCATTGATGAAGATAAAGAAGCCCGCAAAGAACGTGACAAACAGTACGAAGAGGGTTTACGCCGCACTGGTCTGGGTAAAGATGCTCCTGGCGGCGCTACTTTTGACGGTGCTAGCAAAGTTGTTCATCCGATAATGGCTGAAGCCTGCGTAGATTTCGCAGCATCGACCTCAAAAGAATTATTACCGCCAGATGGATTGGTTCGTTCCAATATCAAAGGCGAAGCAGACCGTATTAAAGAAGAAACTGCCGAACGTAAAGTAGATTTTCTTAACTGGCAGCTTACTGAACAGATTCCAGAGTACCGTGACGAGATGGAGCAGATGCTTACTCAGTTACCATTGGGCGGATCACAGTTTCTAAAGTGGCGATTTGACGGTGAACAAAAGCGCCCCACTTGCGAATGGGTGCCGATTGATAACATCCTGCTTCCATATGCATCAACAAACTTTTACACAGCATCACGTGTAACTGAAGTACAAGATATTACCGAAGATACTTTCTTGCAACGAGTTGAGCAGGGTATCTACCGAAACATTGATTCAGAGTATTCATCAGATGCTCCAATCACAGAAATGACACAGGCTACTAAAGCCAACAACAAAATCGAAGGCCGTTCTGATTCTGGCAAAAACGTTGATGGTTTACGTCGTGTGTTTGAAATTACATGTTTCATGCGCATGGAAGAAGATGCGGAAACAGATGGTAAACGCGCACCATACATTTTAACCATTGATGAAACAACTGGAAAAGTTTTAGCTTTATATCGTAACTGGGAATGCAATGATGAAAAACTCACGAAATTGGATTGGTATGTTGAGTTCAAATTCATTCCTTGGCGTGGTGCTTACGCTATTGGTCTCCCCCATCTTATTGGCGGTTTGGCTGCTGCTCTTACTGGTGCTTTACGTGCTCTGTTGGACGCTGCTCATATCAACAACAGCCAGACAATGCTTAAACTCAAAGGTGGACGAATTAGTGGCCAGAGTGACAGAATTGAACCAACCCAAGTTTTAGAAATTGAAGGATCCCCTGGCGTTGATGACGTGCGTAAGTTGGCAATGCCACTACCGTTCAATCAACCATCCAGCGTTTTGTTTAACCTTCTTGGTTTCCTAACTGATGCAGCTAAGGGTGTAGTTACAACATCTGAAGAAAAAATTGGTGAAGCAAATAACAACATGCCAGTTGGCACAGCACAGGCCCTTATCGAGCAAGGTGCTAAAGTGTTCTCCAGCATTCATGCTCGCTTACATCGTAGTCAAGCTAAGTCGCTTAATATTGTTGCCCGTATTAATCATTGGTATTTACCAGAGATGGACAATCAGTCGGGTTCTGAAATTGAAGTACGTGACTTTGCGTACAACAACGATGTCCGCCCTGTATCAGATCCTAACATTTTTTCAGAGACACAGCGTCTTGCGCAAAATCAAGCATTGTTGCAAATGGCTACCTCCGCGCCCCCCGGAATGTTTGACTTGCGCGGTGTATATCGCCGCATTTTAAAGCAACTTAAAGTTCCGTTAGTTGAAGAAATTTTACCCAATCCATTGGGAGCAAAAGAATCTAACCCAGCACTTGAAAACGTGGCAATGACTATGGGCCGCGCAGCAGCCGCATATCCAGATCAAGACCACATTTCGCATATTAAGATTCACCTTGAATATGCCAATAACCCGGCATATGGTGGAAGTCCTGTAATTGGGCCTTCATTCTCACCACTTGCCTTGGAACACATCAAGCAGCATTTAACATTGCACTATCTGCAGTCCATGCGTTCGTATGTAGCACAAGCAGCTGGCGGAAAAGATGCATTCGATTTGCATCAAGAAAAGCCACTAAACGTGGAGGCGCAAAAAGTATTGGCGCTGGCTTCTACCATGGTAGATCAAGATTCCAAGACTGCATTGCAACCATATATTCAACAAGTTCAAGCTCTATCACAAAAAGTACAGCAAGCTCAGCAACAATCACAACAGCAAGCTGCTATGGCCGATCCAACTGCTCAGGCACTTATTCAAACTCAAATGGCTGAAACCAAGCGTAAACAAGCTGAATCTGATGCTAAAAACAAGATTGCTCAGGCTAAAGACAGCCAAGAGTACGAGCTTAAGATTGCTGATTTGCAGCGTAAAGTGTTAGAGTTGCAAGGTAAATACGAAACTCAGACAATGATTGACGAGCAAAAGAATGCCACAAACTTGGCATTAGCAGCAGCCAATAATGAGTCAAAAGAGCGTATTGCAGCATTGGGCGCGCACGTATCTCTTAATGGCGATCAAACTTCAATGCAGCACGAACAAACTATGTTAGCGCTTCAAGCAATTAAAGAAGCAAAAGGCGACATCCGCCAACATGGTTTACAAATGGAACAAAATCAATTCCAACACGCATCACAAATGGCACAACAAGATGCGCAATTAGCAGCACAACCACAACAACCCACTCAAGGACAATAATGGCAAAGAACCCACAAGACGGCGGCGAATTAGGCTTCCGCAAGACATACAAAATGACAGGTACACCAGGTTTTGCTGGCGGCCCCGGCGAAAAAACTATCGATGCTGGTAATTCTGGCAGCCATCGGGATAACAACTGGAAACGCGGCGCGGCACAAAGCAAATTAGCTAACGCCGATAAAGTTGGCCCTGGTAAAAACTTAAAAGACCTTAAAGGCGGCGGTAATTTTTATTAATATTTAGGGCGGAAACCTTCGTATTTTTGCATTAGTAAGAATATGAAGGATATATTATCAGAAATAATTCATCGCGTACGCGATGAGCAAAATTCAATAGCGGAAACTGTTACCGCTGGCGTGAATATCAATACATTCGAGGATTACCAAAGAATGGTTGGTTGTTATGATGGTTTAAAGTTAACCTTAAATATCATAAACGAAATCTTAACGGAAGACGAAGAAGAATAGAAAGGATTGCCGGATGGCGATTGATTTTAACAGTAGGGACGAACCAGATTTACGCAGCGAGCAGGAGTGCTTTCCAAACGTAGACCCGGGGGTAGAGATTCTTGGTGATCGAGTACTTGTGCAGTTACGCAGGGAAAAGACAACAAGTAAGGGCGGTATCATCCTGGTGGATGAGACCAAGCAAACGTTACGTTTTAACGAGACAGTAGCTAAAGTAATCGAAATTGGTCCACTGGCGTATAAAAGCCCAGATGACCTAACACCATGGCCAGAGGGCAATTGGTGTAATGTTGGTGACTTAGTTCGTACTATCAAGTACGGCGGCGATCGTTTCGTAGTGCAACCAGACGATGATGGCGCTCCAGTGGTATTTATTACACTACAGGCGCGTGAAGTGATTTCCAGGATCAAGTCATTCGAGGCAGCACAAAAAATGAAGGCGTTTGTAGACTAATAACTTTGTAGAAAGTATGTATGGCAGAAAATGAAAAAGATGTTCCCATTAAAGAACGTGAAGATGGCTCAGTATTAGCCAAAATTGAAGTACCGGAAAGCTTTGACGATGAAGAAGATACCGTTGAAGTAGACGAACCCACTGAAGAAGAAGCGCAAAACGCGGCAGAGGATGACGCAGTTGCTGAAGAAGAGGGTGAAGATGAAGATGATCGTGAGAAAATCCGTGAGGCCAGACGTGAAGAACGTAAGCTAAAAAAAGAACTAGCTAAGCAACGGGAAGCATCCGCAAAACACAAGATTAGCGCTCTTGAGAAACGCAATGAGGATCTAGCAAGACGCCTCGCAGCTGTAGAAAATACTACAGCTTCGTATCAATTTGTACAACTCGATAAAGCAGTAGAAGACGAGATGGCGCGAGTTGAGTATGCGAAGATGAAGATGATTCAAGCAGCACAAGCTCAAGATTCAGAAGCACAGGTTGAGTATTTAGAACAATTGACAGAAGCTAAGCAGCGTTTGTCACAAGCTCAACATGCGAAAAAACAACAAGTAGAGCAGGCACAAAACACAAAACAAAATGTGCCTAACGAGGTTAGCACAGAAGTTCAACGTAATGCCACCAAGTGGTTAAAAAAGAACTCCTGGTATGACCCACAAGCTCGAGATACAGATAGTAGAATTGCAAAAGTAATTGACCAAGAACTCGCAGGAGAAGGCTGGGAGCCTTCAGACCCAGAATATTGGGACGAGTTAGATAATCGTTTATCTGCCAGATTACCGCATCGGTATACAGCAAAAGGTGGATCAACTCGCAGAGGCGGACCAACCGCATCCAGCCGAGTAGCAAACACAACCAGCACAAAACCCGGAACAATCACATTGAGTCGTGAACGGGTAAGCGCAATTAAAGATGCGGGTGCATGGGATGATGTAGAGAAACGAAACAAAATGATCCGTGCATATGCACAGTATGATCGCGAAAATAAAGGTTAATTATCATGGCAAATACAAGAATTAAACGTGACTTAGAAGACCGCTTAGCGGACCGAGTACAAGAAACTAAAGAGCGGATCGCAGCAGCAGATCCGGAAAGTATTAGTAAGCGCGAACGTGCAGAGGCGTTCAGGGATAAATGGCAAAATAGCGCATTGCCAGACCTCCCCGAGAATATTATTCCCGGGTTTCATTTGTGCTGGTTATCCACCACGAATAATTATGACAGTATCGACAAACGCGTAGCGTTGGGTTATGAACCAGTTAAAGCCAGTGAGTTAGGTAAAGGCTTTGAAGGACTAGGTAAAATGAGCTCGGGCAAGTTTGAAGGCTGTGTTAGCTGTAACGAAATGGTTCTCTTTAAGTTACCAGAAGAGCTATATCAAGAAGTAATGCGTATGATGCACCTTGAGGATCCGCTTGAGCATCAACGTAATATCACCGCAAACGTTCGGAGCTCTGCTCAAGAAGGTAAAGGTGGTAGATCAATTCTTGAAGGTGGCGTTTTGGAAATGGAAAAAGAGGCCGCAAAGGCGAATAGTAATGTTCGCTTTTCATAACAAACTTCAATAATAACAAAGGAAATAATTCTAATGTCTACAACATTAAAACCCTTTGGTCTGAAGCCTTCTTTCCATCCAAGTGGTTTAGACCGTTCGACACCTTTCGTAGGTACGAATAGCTACATCACTGGAACTGCGAATTTTTCTGCTCCTTACGGTATTACATCTGGTCAAGCATTTTACCAGTATACCCCAGTGGCAGTGATTCCATCGACAGGCCAATTGACCATTGCTTCAACTTCTTCTGATCGTTTGATCGGTGCTTTCGACGGTGTTGAGTTCACAGACTCACAAGGTCGTCGCTCCGTTGCAAAATGGATCAGCTATGAGGCTCTTTCTGCTTCTACTCAAATCATTTTCTGGCTCTTCACAGACCCACAATTGGTATATGAGATTCAAGCAGTTGGTACTATCACAACAGCAGCAATCGGTAAAGAATACAACTTCTCAGCCGCTTCTGGCTACACTGCAGCTTCCGGTACAACCGTTGGCACATCAGGTGGCGCTGGCTTCTCCACAACAGCTTTGAACAACACCGCAGTAACATCCGGTACTCAAGGTCAAGTGAAGGTAGTTGGTTTGGGTCGTGAAGTAGCTTACCCAACAGGTGAACTAAACGCATGGGGTGATGCTAACACCATCGTTCAAGTTCAAATCGCTAACAGTCAACTCGTCGCCCCATCGGTTGCGATCTAATTAACGAAAGAAAGGACTAAAACATGGCAACCCCAATGCGCAGTACCGACTTTCGTGCGGTAGTCGAACCGATTATCAACGAAGTCTTTGATGGCGTTTATGAACAACGCGCCGATGAGTGGAAGGGATTTGTAGAACAGATCCAAGGTATTCCACGTAACTACCACGAAGAAGTAATGCTTTATGGTATGAATGCAGCTCCTGCGATGCCTGACGGCACTCCAGTAAGCTACGACCAAGGTGGTACATTGTACATCACCCGTTTTATCTACCAAATCTATGGCTTGGCTTATGCCTTGACCAAAGTTTTGATGGAAGACGGCGATCACATCCGTATCGGTTCAACCTTTGCTAAGCACTTGGC